CAAGCTAGGGACATCATGTGGCAAACGCTCCTAGAGTTAGGTCACGATGTAATCACAGGTTCTCACATTAACAACTTACAGCTTAAGTTAGTCAATGGAGCCACGATTACGCTTAAGGGGGCAGATAGGCCAGAGACTATGCGTGGTGTCTCCTTGAAGTTTCTGGTGATGGATGAGTACGCAGATATGAAGCCTGACGTATGGGAGCAGGTCTTACGTCCAGCGTTGGCAGACCAGAAGGGACACGCGATGTTCATAGGGACACCTATGGGACGTAATCACTTCTATGAACTCTATAAGTATGCGGAGATGGGTGATGATGAGACATACTCAGGTTGGCACTTCACAAGCTACGATAACCCATTACTCGACCCTGATGAAATTAATGTCGCCAAGAAGTCAATGTCTTCTTACGCCTTTCGTCAGGAGTTCATGGCGTCCTTTGAGGCTGTTGGCTCAGAGATGTTTAAGGAGGACTGGGTACACTACGGTGAAGCCCCGGAAGCAGGGGACTACTACATAGCCATTGACCTCGCAGGCTTTGAGGAAGTAGGTAAGAAGAGGACGAAGAGTTCTAAGTTAGATGAGACAGCAATCTCTGTAGTCAAGGTTGGTGACAACGGAGACTGGCACGTAGAGAACATAGTTTACGGACGTTGGACCTTAGATGAAACAGCGATGAAGATATTCCAAGCAGTAAGGGATTACCAGCCTATCTCGGTAGGTATTGAGAGGGGTATAGCAAAGCAAGCGGTAATGTCACCTTTGATGGATCTTCAGAGGAAGTATGGGAAGTACTTTAGGGTAGAAGAGTTAACCCACGGTAATAAGAAGAAGACAGACCGTATTATGTGGGCGTTGCAAGGGCGCTTTGAGAACGGTGTAATAAGCTTGAACAAGGGGGAGTGGAACGCTAGATTCCTAGATCAACTCTTCCAGTTCCCTGATCCACTAACACATGATGACTTAGTGGACTCTTTGGCTTACATAGATCAATTAGCGACCATCCCTTATGGGATCCATGAGTTCATAGAAGATGAGCTTGAAATCTTAGATATTGTAGCGGGATACTAATTATGAAAGACACCCTATATAGCCCAGATCCTCTGATGATAGATGAGTCCCTAGAAGACTGGGTGATGACTAAAGCAGAGGACTGGCGAGATAACTACGAGAGTAACTACGCTGAGAAGTTTGATGAGTACTATAGACTCTGGCGTGGTATCTGGGCATCAGAGGATCAACAGAAGCAATCAGAGCGCTCACGCATAATCAGCCCGGCTCTCCAGCAGGCCGTGGAGTCTAATGTTGCTGAGATGGAGGAAGCCACCTTTGGTCGTGGTAAGTTCTTTGACATCCAAGATAACTATGGAGACAAGGATTCTCAGGACATACTCTACCTAAGGAACAAGTTAACTGAAGACTTTGAGAACACTAAGGTACGTAAGGCTGTCGCTGAGTGCTTAATCAACGCAGCAGTCTTTGGAACCGGGGTGGGTGAGATAGTCTTAGAGGAAATCAAAGAGATGGCCCCGGCTACTCAGCCTATGATGGATGGTCAACTACAGGCTGTAGGTGTCAACATTACAGACAGGGTAGTCGTTAAGTTAAAGCCTGTGATGCCTCAGAACTTCCTTATTGACCCTGTAGCCACATCCATTGAGGATGCTATGGGTGTAGCCATTGATGAGTTTGTAAGTCCACATCTAGTGGAGCAACTACAGGAGCAAGGGGTCTATAGGGACACCTATGTAGGCACAGCGTCCACAGACACAGACTTAGAGCCTGACCATGAAATCTCTGTATACAGTGATGACAAGGTTCGCCTAACGAAGTACTACGGCTTAGTCCCTAAGCAACTCTTAGATGAGGCCATGGATGATGAGGATGAGGAGGTAGAAAACCTAAGCTCCTCAGATGACAACAGTAGTTACGTAGAGGCTGTGGTAGTTATAGCTAACGGTGGTGTCCTCCTGAAGGCTGAGGCTAACCCCTACATGATGCAAGACAGGCCTGTGGTAGCATTCCCATGGGACGTAGTACCCTCTATGTTCTGGGGTCGAGGTGTGTGTGAGAAGGGCTACAATAGCCAGAAGGCTTTGGATACTGAGCTTAGGGCTAGAATAGATGCTTTGGCTCTCACGATACATCCTATGTTAGCCATTGATGCCACTAAGTTCCCACGAGGGGCCAAGCCTGAGGTACGCCCCGGCAAGACTATATTAACCAATGGAGATCCTCGTGAAGTCTTACAGCCGTTCAACTTTGGTCAAGTGGGTCAGATCACGTTCGCCCAAGCAGCCTCCCTGCAACAGATGGTACAACAAGCTACTGGAGCAGTTGACTCAGCAGGACTCTCTGGTGCTGTTAATGGTGAAGCTACTGCCGCTGGTATCTCTATGTCTCTTGGCGCTATTATTAAACGTCATAAGCGCACCTTAATTAACTTCCAACAGTCCTTCTTGATCCCCTTTGTCACTAAGGCTGCACATAGGTACATGCAGTTTGACCCTGAGAACTACCCTGTGAAGGACTATAAGTTCAACGCTACATCAACCTTAGGTATCATAGCTAGGGAGTATGAGGTTACACAGCTTGTACAACTCTTGCAGACTATGCAGCAGGATAGCCCTGTGTACCCTGTGTTGCTCCAGAGCATCGTAGATAACATGAACCTGAGTAACAGGGAAGAACTGATAGCCTCTATGCAGCAAGCGCAGCAGCCTAACCCTGAGGCTCAACAGGCAGCACAGCAAGCACAACAGGCGCAGCTTGAGTTCCAGCAGTCTCAGACAGCAGCGTTGGCTGCACAGGCTCAGGAGTCACAAGCGAGAGCACAGAAGTACTCTGTCGAAGCACAGCTTGAGCCTCAAGAGGTTGAGATTAAGAAGATTGAGGCTATCACTAGAAACCTCCAAGCGGGTGACCAAGACGACAAAGAGTTTGAACGTAGGCTCAAGGTTGCTGAGGTTGTCCTAAAGGAGACTGAGCTTCAGGATAAGAAGAATGCTACTGAGTCTAAAGCAGCGGGGATTAAAGAGAAGGCTGAAGTAGACCTCCTTAACTCTCTAATGAGGGACGAAGGAGCCACCCCGGACACCCCTAAGGGGCCTAGAGGTCCTGATGTAGGTACACCACCTCAGGGGGGCGTGTAAATGGATGATTTAGCCCTCTTAATGCTTCTAGAGAAATTTAAGAAGCGCTTAAACAAGGTAGACGCTCGTACAGCCAAAGTATACAAGGACGGTGAGAGAGGCCCTCAGGGGCCACAGGGGCCTCAGGGGATCAAAGGGGAGGGTACACAAGGCCCTAAGGGTGAACAAGGCTCACAGGGTCCTCAGGGGCCTCAGGGAGCCAATGGTTCCGATGGTTCCTCGGGTGTCGATGGGAGCGATGGTGAAGACGGAGTATCTATTGTAGATGCTGAGTTTGCTGCTGACGGTGACTTAGTGTTTACCCTCTCTGATGGTTCTGAGTTATCTGTAGAGATGCCTTTGGACTCTAGTGGTGAGAAGAGTAACATCTTCATAAGCCAAGGGGGCGGAGGTAACTCAGGTGGCTCAGGTGGTGGTAGTATCGACATTGAGGAAAACATAGACTCAATTATTGAATCACTTGATCCTCGTTACATCAAGAAGGCTGGTGATACAGGGATTCAAAGTCTGTACTGGACAAAAGACCAGTCACTAGGTACTGATGGGGTCAACTTATTTACACTTCGCCCCAGTGCTGTGGACTATGTTGGGGATTACACTGAGGATGACCATGTAGCCACTAAGAAGAATGTCGATGATGCTATTGACAACATTGAACTGCTTGAAGGGCCAGAGGGTCCTGAGGGGCCGCAAGGCATACAAGGTGACAAAGGTGACAAAGGTGACACGGGAGACCAAGGATTACCGGGGCCAACAGAGGTGTCCTCTGACGCTAACAACACAGCGGTACTCGGCACCGATGGTAAAATCTTTGTACCGGAGCCTATCAGTACGCCTAGCTTAGACCTTCAGTGGTTCTTTCAAGATAATACCCGAGGGGAGCCAACTCCTAACTACTTCAGGACAGACCAGCGAGAGATTAACGACATTACTACGCTTGATCTATCTTGGGTTTCGTTTGCTAACAGAGAGGTGGCTAACCTTCTAGGTGAGCTTAGGCAGGGCGATAAGATATACATACAGCAAAACAACGCTGAAGCTAACTACGCTAACTTTGACATAACTGGCGACCCTATAGACAATGATACTTACTGGACTATTCCAGTCAATGCCTATGATGGTGGCGAACGTTTCTCTGTAGACGCAGGCTGTGTATTCCTATTCTGGCGATCTGCTTCTGAAGGTGGCACAGGAGGCGGAGGCTCTGATGAGAACGCATTGTCCTTTGCTAAGGGTGCAGGTCTAGCGGTAGAGCAAGGCTTACTGGCAGCAGACGGTCAACCCGCTAAGACGGTACTAGCCGTTGGCCCTACGAACACAGGTAAAGTCCAAGGCTGTAGCTTAGGCGCTGGTAACGTGGTCGAGGTCTACGCCAGTGGTGCTGACTACAACAACGCTACCGTGCTGTACCGTGAGTTCATGGGCGCAGGTGAGCCTATCTGCTTTACGGGTCTGAGTACCGGCGCAATCATAACGTCTACTCAAGGCTTCTATGGGATGAGCGAACAGTTAAACGGAAGTTACGAAAGCCCCATGCCTCTGCTAAGTCTAGGCTTGGCGTTTACAAGTACGTTTGTTTACTGCTTCCGAAACTCTAACAACTCCCCCGGCGCGGGTAACAGCACAGGGCAGATCACGATTATTAACGGTGCGCTCCCCTCTACGGTGACATTCACTAGAAACGGCAACGAAGTTGGAGGTCAAGCCCCTAGAGACTTAGCCCCATTTGAGGCTTGCTACTACTACAGTGACGCTAACGGCGAGTTCTTAATCGAAGCTACAAGCCCTGTCATGGCGTGTGTTCAAGCCTACATGGGATCTAACCCGCCCTTAGAAGTCGGCGATGCGGGGGATAGTGCTCAACGATTCTATGACGCACGACTCGTTATGCCGCTGACTAATGACGGTATGACATGGCCGCGATCTGGATTCGTGAGTGCACCATTTGCAGGTACGGAGTCTAAGTATTACGTGCGCGACGGTGTGACTGGAGACTTCCCAACGGTAAGTCCCGGCTCTCCCGTAGACTTCGACGCTGGTGGCAGCACAGGCGCAGCCGACCAAGACTACGAGCCAAGGGGCTGTACACGCCTAAGGGTAGCAGGTCTAGTATCAGCCTACTCTGGTGCAGACTCAGCGGGTCTTGAGGCATCACCTATGATGCCTGTAAGCGCTATGTCTCAGGTTGTAGCTCAACCATTCTTCATTGCTGACAACGGTGACGGAGGTAACTCAGGTGTTGCCATCGGAAGTCCTTACGAGGGAACCGCTAAGGTTTACGAGTGGAACACAGCGACAGGCGTTGCTGACTTAGCCTACACAGTACCGCTAGGCAGAGGCACCACAGGGCAGGGTATAGCCCCGGCAACACCGGAGGATCAATACATCCCTTGTGCTGGCATGGTAGCTAATGAACCAACACTCGATGCGGATCCCTCAGTGGTTCAGCTAGTAGGCGAGTTAAACCCCGGCTATATCGTAGCTGATGTGCCTATTACGGTGGTTGCTCAGAACGGCCTGCCTACCCTCGTTCCTGATATTCGTTCACAGAATGGCACAACAACTACAGGTATTGTATCGGACGATGACGAGACTCTGATGCTTGGCTGGACGCCAGCGCAGAAGAAGGCCGAGATCACTGAGGATGCCGATGGATTTACCCGCAAACGAGTACTAGATAACACAGGAGCAGTAACGTGGCCCCTAACTTAACCAAGGAGAACCAAAGATGTTAATGACAGCAGCAGACCTAAAGAATCTCATTAATCAAGTCAATGAGGCATTCAAGGGGCAATTTACTCGTTTGTCAGATTTAGAGACTAAGTTAGCTGAACTAGAGGAGAAGGTAAATGAGCAAAGCAGGCCAAAAGGTGCTCCAAAGGTAAGAAAGGTAAATAATACCAAAGAAAACACTTGACATTTACCTCAGAATATGTTATAATATAACGTAAGATAAACACATAAAGAAGCTAGGATGATATGAAACCTGAACTAGAGAGATACTTCAATGTATACTTTGACCTCTTTAACACCGAGGGTTGGAAGCAACTCACGGAAGAGTTTGGATCAAATGGTAACGTGATTAACTCTGTGGAGGCAACCAAAGATACTAACGATATGTATTTTAGGAAGGGACAACTTAACGTAATAGCTCATTTAATCAACTTAGAATCCTCGGTAGAGCAAGCTTACGAGGAAGCCAAAGAATCCAATGAAGATGATTAAGGTATACGACTTTAAGTGTACCGAGGGTCACTACTTTGAAGAATTTGTAGAAGAAGGTACTACAACCAGTAGGTGCGGTTGTGGTGCTAACGCTACAAGGGTCGCTTCTGCAACACCATGCGTACTCGACGGTGCCTCTGGGGATTTCCCCGGTAGACATGCGAAGTGGGTACGAGAACATGAGCAAGCAGAGCGTAAATAAAACTCCACAACCGTTAGGCGGAGAAGGTGAAATAATATGGCACGAGCACAACTCGTAGACGAGCGTTCGGAAGAAGAACTCAACAGTGAAAACGTAGACACACTAGACACAGAGGATACTTTAGAGTCTCCAGAGGAGGTAGCTCAAGAAGAACCTAGTGTACCAGAGAAGTATCAGAACAAGTCCTTGCAAGAGGTTGTTCAGATGCACCAAGAGGCTGAGAAGCTCCTAGGTAAACAAAGCTCTGAAGTTGGTGAACTACGTGGTGTTGTAGACGACTACATCCAGACACAACTCGCACAACAACAAGCACCTGTACAACAGCAAGAAGAAGACGATACTGACTTCTTTGTTGATCCACAGGCCGCAGTTAGTAGGGCAATTGAGAACCACCCTAGCATTAGAGAAGCTAATCAAGTCACTCAGAACTACAAGAAGCAAACAGCTTTGTCGCAGTTACAGAGTAAGCACCCTGAGATGAGCAGTATTGTCCAAGATGCTAGCTTTGCTGAGTGGGTTAAAGCCTCTAAGATTAGGACTCAATTGTTTGTACAAGCAGACCAGCAGTATGATTACGATGCCGCTGATGAACTGTTCTCCCTCTGGAAAGAGAGAGCCTCTGTTGCAGAACAGACGGTAGCAGTTGAGAAGCAAGCGCGTAAGCAACAGGTTAAGTCTGCGAGTACAGGTAACGCCCGAGGAACAGGCCAAGGTTCACGTAAGAAAGTATATCGTCGTGCTGATATTATTAAACTTATGAAGACTGATCCCGACCGTTACGCAGCTTTGTCAGAGGAAATCTTTCAAGCTTATGCAGACGGGAGGGTCAAGTAGCCTAATCTAAAGGAGATTTATTATGGCGACTCAAACTTATCCCGGTACAGTAGGCGGTGGCTCCATTGTCAATAAGACAGCCGCAGCAACATTCATCCCTGAAATCTGGAGCGACGAAGTAATCGCAGCATACCAGAAGAACCTGAAGATGTCACCTCTCGTTAAGAAGATGTCAATGACAGGTAAGAAGGGCGACTTAATCCATGTACCTAAGCCCATCCGTGGTGCTGCTTCCGCTAAGGTTGCTGACACGGCTGTTAACATCCAAGCAAACGTAGAAGGTGAGTTGACAATCGCAGTTGATCGTCACTTTGAGTACTCACGATTCATCGAAGATATTGTAGAAGTTCAGGCCCTCACGAGCCTACGTCAGTTCTACACTGAAGACGCTGGTTACCAACTAGCTGTCCAAGTTGACACTGACCTAATGAACTGTGCTACAGGTTTCGGAGATGGAACCCGAGTAGTTGCTCCATCGACTGCTTCTGACTGGACTAACTCTAACAGCTATGAGTTCGTAGATGCTGCTGGTCTAGCACTGTTCGGTACTGGTACTCCCGGTGCGTTCAACGACGAAGGCTTCCGTACAGCCATTAAAATCTTAGATGATGCTAATGTGCCTATGGATAACCGTTGTCTTGTGATCCCTCCTGCTGCCCGTAAGGACATCATGGGAATCGACCGTTACGTATCTAGTGACTTCGTTGGTGGCCGTGGTGTTGAATCTGGCCTCATCGGTAACCTCTACGGTGTTGACATTTACGTATCATCTAACGCTCCTACGCTGACTACTGGTGTTCGTGGATGTGTATTCTTCCACAAAGACGCCATTGTTCACGCAGAGCAGATGAGTGTACGTTCGCAGACTCAATACAAGCAAGAATATTTGAGCACTCTGTACACCGCAGACACTCTGTACGGTATCGAAACATATCGTCCAGAAGCGGGTTTGATCTTGGCTGTCTCTGACGCCTAAGACTACTCAGGGGGCCTTCGGGTCCCCTTTCTTCTCCCCCTGTTTCTCAGGAGTCCTTCAATGGCTACAACGATTATCACAAAGAATGGATCAGGTGCTCCCGCAGCAGGCGACTTAGTTCAGGGTGAACTTGCGGTAGACTTAACAAATCAAACTTTATATTCAAAAGATTCTTCAGGCAACGTCTTCAAAGTAGGTGACACCGGTGGTGGTTCTCCCGGCACCTTTACTGATTTGGTTGCTACAGACAGCTTTACTTCCCCCGGCATCGACGACAACGCTACGTCCACGGCTATCACGATTGATTCCGGTCAGGACGTGGGTATTGGTACCGACGATCCTAGACAAAAGCTTGTAGTGTCTTCTTCGGACAACGGCTTCGAGTTTGACCCTAACGCCTCTACAGGCAACCGACTGCTGTCGTACAGCCGTGCTTCGGGTCAGTATTCAGATATGAACATCAAGGCAAGTACGTTTCAGATAGACACAGGCGCCACGGGAACCACCTCAGCGATGACCATCGACGCCTCAGGAAACGTGGGCATTGGTGCTGCCCCAGACACGACTGGATTCGGCGGTACGTTTAAGTATCTAGGACTCAACGGTGGTTCTGGTAATGGGGCATTTAACGGACAAACAACAAGCACTACTGTGAACAGTGTAGCGGCTCAGTACATGGGAAGCACTACCGGTACTAGCGGTTATCAAATCCTTGGCGGTATGCATGTCGCCAACGGCGCAAGCAGTGCAGCAAACGCAGAGGGCGCTCTGGTCTTCTATACTGCTACAGGCGGCTCTCTTGCCGAGCGTATGCGTATCGACGACTCAGGAAACGTGGGTATTGGTACGGACGATCCTAACCGCACTCTCACGGTGTCTAGTGCATCGGGCGTACCTGCCGAGCTTATCAGCAGCAGCACTAACTCTCTGTTAGCTTTCTTCGATGCCAACACTGGAGTACGTCCAAGTCTTGGCTCAGATGGTAGTGATTTAGTATTCAACGCCAGTGGCGAGCGTATGCGTATCGACTCCACAGGAAATGTGGGCATTGGTACTACAAATCCTGCTGCTTCAATCGATGTAAATACAACAGCACAGGCACCTAGTCCTAGCACGTTTAATGGTATGCTAGTTGGACAAGAAAGCGGCACTATGGCTGTGGGTAGTGGCGTTGGCCTTGGCTTCAAGATGCGAAACTCGTCTGGAGGTAGTGTCGGGGGAAACAGTGTAGGTGCAGCTATCTACGGCGTTCAAGCGACAGCCGGAGTAAACCAAGGTGAGCTAACCTTCCATACCCGACAGGACAACTTAAGCCTAGACGAGCGTATGCGTATCGACGCCACAGGAAACGTGCTGGTTGGTACTACTTCCGCAATGGCTCAAGGTGGCGGCGGCCCGTTAAGTGTCTATTCAACCGCAGGATCTCAACTAATCTTAGGCAAATCCAGTGGCGCTCCATCCATTAGTTTTGGTTCTACAACTACCCAATATGGATTGATGGAGGGGCAATCTGGCGGTGGATTTAAGTGGTACACAGGCAATGGGTCGATGGTCACAAGAATGACCCTTGACAACTCAGGCAACCTAACAGCCACAGGCAACGTCACAGCCTACTCAGACGAGCGACTCAAGGACAACGTTGAAACCTTAGACGGAAGCAAGGTCTACGACATGCGCGGCGTGAGCTTCACTAAAGACGGTGAGGCAGGCAGCGGTGTTATTGCTCAGGAGCTACAGATGGTTGCCCCAGAGCTTGTACACGAGGGTGAGGAATACCTGAGCGTGGCCTATGGCAACTTGGTGGGCTACCTGATTGAGGCAGTCAAAGACCTCAAGGCTGAGGTGGAAGAACTCAAGAGGGCTAAGTAATGACGCTTTCTAGTAGCGGCTCTATCAGCATATCTGACATACAGGCAGAGTTTGGTGGTAGTAATCCTGCAAGCCTGAGCGAATACTATGGCGCGTCTGCAGGTATACCAACCAGCGGGACAATAGCCATTGATGATTTCTACGGCGCTTCCGCAACAACTGTAGTTCAGTTAGACGTTTACGGTGCGAGTGGAGGTGAAATCACCATCACCAGTCCCCAAGGAGGGCAGGGTTTTGGAGGCTCTATACGCTGGGTAGGTGAAATTGATCCGGGGATTAAGTTATGGCTTGCAGCAGGAGCTAAAGGTACTAACGGTAGCACTCTTGTAGGGAGCGGTGGTGGCGCAGGTTCTGAAGTCTACATTAACAACTCATGGTCGCAACCGCTGGCTATAGCTGGTGGTGGAGGAGGCGGAGGTTATCCCGGTCAGTTCGGTGGGGCAGGTGGTAATGGAGATGCCCGTGGTAGTTCATCTAGATGGAGCGGTTCAGCCAAAGTTAGCGAAGCTATTGGTGGCTCCAACTCTGGAGGAGCTGGTGGAAACTATGGCCGAGTCGTGGGCGCCACTGGGATAGCTTTCTCTGGAGGGGGTGCGGGTGGTAAAGGTGCAGGAACTTCAGTACACGCTGGCGGCACTAACTCAAACGGTAAATTAGCTGGTGGAATAGGTTCAGATTACTCCTATCAAGGAGATGGAGGCGGCTCAGGCGGCGGTGGGGGTTACGGCGGTGGGGGCGGTGGTGGTACGAACGGTACGTCTTCTGGGGCGGCAGGGGGCGGCAGTAGCTCGTTTACTCAGACGGGATGCGTCAAAACTTCATCCACAGGGTTAGGAACTAGGAACAATGGTGGATATGTGCGGGTCTATTCCAATGGAGTAGCAGTAAAGACAGTTTCTACCTCGGGTACTTCACCCGCATCAGGTACAGTAACGATAAGCTAAGGGGAACACATGAACTACACATACGAAATATTAGACTTTGTACCTGTAGACAGTAGGGCTAGAGTCGTTTTTGAGAAAGAAGGGAGTTTGGCCTACTATAAGTTATTTATGTTGGCGTCTTTTGATCCAGAAGAAGTAAAGCAGCAGATAGAAGACTACGCTCCAGTGGTGTTTAACCATTGGAACAAAGCTGATATTGCCCCCACTATTAGCCCTGTAACAGGAAAGCAGAGTGCAACCTTTGAGAAACAGAAGGAGGTTCTGGTAGAAGACCCTGAGCCTGTTACCGACCCTATTACTGAGATGAACGTAGAGGTTGTCAAAGAGACAGAAGACGCGATTATCTACACTTACCCCGTAGAAACTAGACCTCAAGAAGACCAAGCTGCCGTGATTAGAGGCATGAGAAACTATGAGCTAGGGCTGACTGACTTCCATGCTTTGTCTGATAGAGACATGAGTCCAGAGATGGCGGAATATCGACAGGCTCTAAGGGACGTACCACAGCAGGCTGGATTCCCACAAAACGTAGAGTGGCCTACAGCTACTATGGAGGTCTAATGAAGACCTTAGTAGCCCTAGCACTCGTGTTACTCTGTGGATGCTCAGGCACACTACGAGAGAAATCTACGGTGTGCTTGGGCTTCTGTGCTCACACTGAAGTTGAAACTGAAACTCACACAAAGGAAATCAAGAAATGAATGCATTTGTTCTACTACTTACCTTAGTCACCTTCTCTACTATGGCTGCTGAGATTTACTTAGATGACGGTAGGGTCGTAGCGTTACCTGTAGGCTCCAAGGTGTACATAGATGATGGGACTGTATGGACGTTCACTAGGTTCAACGAGGGTGGCTTCGACATTAGACCTTTGACACCTTTGGTGGAGATTACTGAGGTATGCCCCCAGTCGGGGTTAACCTTTGGTGGCAGCAGTGGCTCCTGTGTAGTAGAAGAGGTCGTAGAGGAGACAGAAGAAGCCTGCGATGGGTTAACCTTCGGTGGTGGCTGTTAAGAATACATAGAATCCATAAGGGGTAAGTTATGGCTGTAGGAAGAGACGTAATGGGCGCTGACGGCCTAACTAATGCTCAGAGGTACGCTAAGAGACAGGCAGATAAGCAGGCTAAAAGAGCTGCTAGTAAGGCGGCGTCTGATGCTAGGAAAGCTGCGGCAGCTAAGGAAGCAGCAGCTATGGCTTCTGTGTCAAGCCCTAGTAGTATGTTTGGTGGTCTTATGGGGACAACACAGCAGGTAAGGAACCCACCACCTTCAGACACGCTAGGCTTTGGGCATCAACAGACAACGCCTATAAAAACACAGACACCTCCGCCGCCTGCGGCTACTACTCAGGATACATTAGGCTTTGGGCATGAACAGACCACTACGACTCCCCCGCCTCCTCCGGTTAACGGAGGTATGTTGACTCCTTTAGAGCAACTAGCGGCTGATGGTAATACTAAGGCACAGCAACGAGAACAGGCTGCTGATGATCTCTACGGTATGTCTAATGCACAGCGAGAGGCGCTTCAAGGGTACTATGACCGTGGAATCATTGATCCAGCGACTAACTTAATTTCTGAGGAGTTCTTACTCAACCCTGAGAACAATGATGCCTTGTATCAGATGTTCACAGGAGGCTTAGGCTTAGGTAAGAATGACCTACACTCATCGTTAATATCACAGGCGCAAGCTGGGTGGACTGCTCAAGGGCAAGCTGCGAATCCTTACGATGCAGCGGCAAACGATGGGCTAACCTTTGGTGGTGGTTCTAACGCTGGTGACTACGTTGAAACACCCCCAACATACGTAGATCCTCCACCTCCTCCAACTACTGTGGTTGATCCACCGCCTTCTCAGGTAGACCCTGATACACGTAGGCAAGAAGAGCAAGACGCTAGAAACAAGGCATTCATGGACTTCTTGAGTAGCCTCGGTTTGAGTTCTTTAGTGGATCTATTTAACGGTATCAATGTTCCTTCAGGAGGTCTAGCGGGTTCTAATGCTGCTGAGTCTACGTATACACCTTATACACCTGAGGCTTACACACCATCTCAGGTAGACTATAACTCTATGTTAACTACAGCTAACGAGGTGGGCTATGACCCCTACAGAGGCCTCTATAACGTCCCTGACGCCATGAAGAGCACGGCAGACCAGTTAGGCCTCTTTAGTTACATAAATCCTCCTCAGGCGACTCCTGCGGCTCCTTACGACCCTATGGCTAATATCACGGTACCTACCATAGACTATACTCAGCTTGCTAAAACAGGAGACTGATGTGGCTGATACTTATAATGTAATCACAGATAACGAGAGAACCTCCGAAGTTGAGGGACTCTTTGGTGCAACAGGGGAAGATAAGTCGAATGCCCCTGACTGGGGTGGCGTTAAGACAGCAGAGGAGCTAAGGAGCGAATACGAGGGCGATGCGTACCTAGAGAGTGTCTTCGGCACCTTTGATAACTACTTAGGGTATATGACTGAAGCCAGTGATATGCTAGGTAGACAAAACTGGTGGACAGCCGAAGGGGTAGATAAGAGAGGCACCGGGGATAAGATTAGAGAAGATGGGCAAGAGGATATAGGTAGAAGTCCTGCTCAACAGACGGCCACAGATGACCTCAGACAAGCTGACTCATCCGCTAGGAACAGTGGTTACCAGCAGTGGTTAATGTCGGATGAAAACCAAGCTCTTATGCAGAAGTACGGCATTGAGCAGAAGTTCACTGATGAGAAAGGTGATAAGTACACTTGGACAGGTAATGGGTACATGCGTACCTATGTTAACAACGAAGCTCGTATGGGAGGCATGGAAATAGGGAAGGGTTTAATCGCTGCCATGTACGCCTACGGTGGTGGCGCCGTTGCTGCAAATTTATTAGGAGGTACGGCAGGAGCAGTAGCAGGTACAGCAACATCAGCCCCTATATCTGTTGGGACACCTGTTTACACGGCTGCTGGTCAAGCGGTCACTACTGGTTCATCTATAGCTTCTTCTTTAGCTTCTGCTACAGGATTAACAGCAGGTACCATTAGTACCGCTGGTGGAGCCATGGTTGGTAGCTCAATAAGCCAACTTATGTTAACAGGGGATATAGACCCAACTAAGGTACTCGTTAGTGGTGTAACAGCAGGGATACTTGAGACAGCTAACGCCTTACAAAATATGGACCCATCTATAGTCACCTCTGATACTATGGGGTTCTTATACGATAAAGTAGATAAATTATCAGAGCTACTTAACACAGACTACGAGACAGCCTTAGATATAGCCAAAGCTGTATCTATAGGAGCTATAGAAGGTGACGACTTAGAGGGTATAGTTAAGAGTTCTCTGTCAGTCTTAGGTGCTGATGAGATAACAGACTTCCTGAGTGAAACAGTGGGTCTAGAGATTCCTAACTTCTTTGAAGAAGGTACGACTACTATTAACTCTAATGCTGTAGAAGAGGCAGCTAGGGTTCTACTCCGGGATGGTATGAACGGAGAGTTAGACGAAGGTACCTTACTAAGCATGGGCTTAGGATACATCAGGAACGATGGTAGCTTTGCCTTCGCTGATCCTTCCTCTCTGTTTCCCGACAGCGGCGACTTTGACATCTTTGATGGTTTCTTTGATGGTTTTGAGAACCCCTTTGAAGGCTTTGACTTTGACCTCAAGGGTGGCGATGGGTTTGGCTTAGACTTCACTAGTAACGAGGCTCAAGCCTTAGCTGACTCAGACACCTTTGGTGAATACTTTGACCCTAATGATTACGATAATAATGTTATCCTACAGTATGACCAAGGTACTGTGGATTCTATCATGGGAATCATAGAGGCTGCTAAAGAGGCTGGGAGAGACTTTGATGACTCTGTGTTGCAGCCTATTAAAACAACGATACAGGAAGCAGGGTACGCCATTGATGACAATGTATTACAACCTATCAAAGATGGAGCCATAGCTCTCTACGATATGTTACCTGATGTAAGCATAGGTGGTCCTAACCTAAGTGGGACTAACTTAAGTGGGCCTGACTTACCTAACGCAGACACAGGGGGTTTTGACTTCCCTGATCTTAAATTTGGTAAACCCTTCGGTGACGAGTTAGAAGGCTTTAATCCTTTTGCTGCTCCTGCTTTAGGTAATGAAATACCTTTGTTGGCTAAGGTTAAGCCTCAGGATGCTTATGATCCTAGGAGAGCAGGATCGTCTATAGTTTCATCTATGTTTGCGGAGTACTTAGGATGACATATTTAGAAGTAGTAAACAACGTCCTGAGAAGGATACGAGAAGAAGAGGTACCTAGCGTTGACTCTACTACCTACAGTAAAATGATAGGTGACTTTGTTAACGATGCTAAGAAGATTGTAGAAACCTCTTGGGACTGGTCAGCCTTACGTACTACAGTAGTGTTCACAACCTCTGAGGATGTCTTTAATTACCCCTTAGAAGATACTAAGGATACTGTGAAGGCTTTGAATGTAATCAACGATACCTCTAACTTCTTCATGGACTACCGTACTACTGACTGGTTTGACAATCAGTATTACAACCAAGATCCAGTTAAGGGGTCACCTCAGTTGTACACCTATAGGGGCCTTGATTCTAACGGTGACACTCAGATAGATGTATACCCTAAGCCTGACGGTGCTTACGTTGTTAGGTTCAACTGTGTCTTACGTAACGATGAGTTAGTGGCTGACACAGATAATCTAATGATTCCTAACATGCCTGTGATTCACCTCGCGGTAGCCTTATCAGCCCGTGAGCGAGGCGAGACAGGAGGTACATCAACAGCCGAGTACTTTGCTATCGCTGATACTTACCTGTCTGACGCTATTGCTCTGGACGCACAGAAGCACCCTTATGCAACAGACTGGTATACCCCTTAGGAGCTAGTGTATGGCCCAGCCCTTACAAAGTATAAACCTAGTTGCTCCTGCGTTCAAAGGGATCAACACTGAGGATTCCCCGTTAGCTCAGGACCCCTCGTTTGCTGATGTTGCAGATAACGCTGTGATCGACAAGCGAGGACGTATTGCAGCACGTAAAGGTCTTGATACGCTTACTAACTATAAGTCAGAGTTAGGTACTGATTACGTACACTCAATACACGAGTTCTTCGATGAATCAGGTAATACTGTCGTGTTCAGCATGGGTAACGATAAGATACTCTCAGGAGTCCATGCCTTTGTCGATGAAACGCCAGCAGGTTACGTCATTGCAGAGAACGACTGGCGCACCGTAAACTTCAATAATGCTGCTTACTTCTTCCAGAGAGGACAAGAGCCACTCATCTATACCGCCACAGGTGGCCTTCAGACCTTTGGTGACTACGAAGGACACACGACTCCTACGACTTTGTATTGTAATGAAGCTGCTGCGGCATACGGTAGACTCTGGGTAGTCGATAGTAACGAAGGTGCACAGATTATCTATTGGTCTGACTTACTCAACGGTACTGATTTCTCTAGTGGCTCCTCAGGCTCTATAAATATTTCTGAGGCGTGGCCTGATGGTGCCGATAGTGTCGTAGGCATCGCAGCACACAACAGCCTCCTAATTATCTTTGGTAGACGCAGCATCATTGTGTACGAAGGTGCAGAATCCCCAGCTACTATGGCTATTGTTGACACAGTTCCCGGCGTAGGTTGCATTGATAGAAACTCTATACAGCACATCGGTACTGACATACTCTTCCTAGATGACACAGGGCTTAGGAGCTTTGGTAGAACCATCCAAGAGAAGTCTATGCCTATTAGCGACCTCAGTGGTAACATCAAGACTGAGTTCATTGAGACTCTTGTTAACCGACAGGGGCCAGTAGCAACTATTTATTCACCAGAGAATACATTTTACCTCGTGTCGTTCCCCTCTAATAACCTTACGTACTGCTTTGATCTTAAGGGTAGGACAGAGAACGGGTCGTACAGGGTTACTCGTTGGCCCTCTAGTTATTTCTTCTCCTTTGAGACTCTTGCTAACGGAGAGCTTCTTGTGGGTAACACTAACGGTCTAAGCATCTACTCAGGATACTCAGACAACGGTAATCCTTATCGCTTTAGGTACTACAGTCCGGGGCTAACCTTTGGTGACCCTTCAAAGCTAAAGATCCTTAAGAAGCTTAGGCCCACCATTGTAGGCGCTAACTCAGCTACAGTGTTTCTTTACTGGGCCTATGACTTTAGTACTGCGTATAGATCCCAAGCATACACTGTAGGTAATCAAGACCCGGCCTTCTATAACATTTCTGAGTTCAACATAGGCGAGTTCACTGGCGGTACTTTGGTTTCCCGAAGGGCTGTTAACACCACAGGAGACGGTAGTGTGATAACAATTGGACTTGAAGCAGACATCAATGGGTTCGCTTTGTCACTACAAGAAATTAACGTACTAGCACTGATAGGTAAAACATTATGAGCAATTATACACCAACAACAGACTTTGCCTCTAAGGATGCTTTGCCTTCAGGTGATCCAGCTAAGATTATCAAAGGTACTGACTTTACCGTAGAGTTTGATAACATTGCAACAGCAGTGGCGTCTAAGGCTAACACAGATAGCCCTACGTTCACAGGTGTTGTAACAATTGCTGACCTCAACTTTGTAGGTACGCTGGATTCAGGGACAATCGACGGAGGTACTTACTAATGGGTCTTGTATCTGATGTAATGGGAGCAATTGTAGGGTCTGATGTTGACCTAGGTGACCTCTATAATAACATAGGCACCACAGGACAGCTTGCTCAGGGGGCTGCTGGAGAACTTGCTGCACAGTTGCCGGGGATGACTCAGTTTCAACCCTTCACTGTTACCAGTGGTACTTCTAATGTTAACATGACACCTCAGGGTGGTTTTAACATAGGTCTCTCTGAGGGCGCTCAGGCACAACAGAATGCCCTGAGACAACAAGCTAACTACTACATGACTCAGCCTGTTCAAGGAGCTAACCAAACTAACTTAGCAGCTAACCAAGCATTTAATTTAGCTAATGATCCTAACAGGCTTATCTATGACAGGAGCCAATGCTTACCAAGGATACACTGGCTTACAGAATCAAGCAGGAGACTTATCTTCTCAGTTCTTAGGGTCTGCCCCTGTTGGTGCTCTGTCTTCTCAGGGAGCAGGACTACAGGCGTTACAGTCAGGTATGGGACAAATGAACCAAGTACCTGCCGGGGCTTATCAGACTAGAGATGCAGCCTCTACAGCTTTTGGTGCTGGTCAAGATTTCATGTCAGGCTTAGGTCAATCCACAGCAGGGCGAGAGGCCGACATCTACAATAGAATCAGAGCAACTCAGAGTCCTGAGGAAGAGCGTCAGCGCATGGCTCTAGAGGAGCGTCTGTTTAACCAAGGGCGCTCAGGTGTCTCTACTAACATGTACGGTGGTACTCCAGAGCAACTTGCGATGGCTAAAGCTGAAGGAGAGTCACGTAACCAAGCGTACCTAGCAGCCATGGGTCAGGCGCAAGCAGAGCAGGCTCAACAAGCCACCCTAGGATCGCAGTTCATGGGATTAGGTAGTTCTCTATCTGGACAAGAGCAGGCATTAAGGAGCGCACAGCAGCAGAGGGCTATACAAGCTTCCGGTGCAGGTCAACAGATGCTTGCAGGGTGCTCAGGGTATGCAACAGGCGCAACTTGGGTTAGGCGCAGGAGCCGCAGGTCCTCATGGGTCAACTTGGGCAGCAACGACAGGGCCTAATGTCTCAGAACCTTCAGGATGTACTAGCGGCACAGCAGATGGGCGCTGGTCTCGCTGGATCTTCGTTTGGTTTACAGCAGGCACAGCAGCAGCTAGGCTTAGGTGCTTTGGGTGCTTCTTACTTACCAGAGCAACAGGCTCTAGGAATGCTATCCGCTGCTGCACCTTACGCATCAATAGCAGACGTAGGACGCCGACAGGGTGCTACTATGTACGGAGAGACTGCAATGTCAGGACTGGATGCTATGATGGCAGGACAGTTGGGACAAGCTAACCTCATCGGTGGAATCGTACCGGGAGTTGTACAAGGGCTAGGCAACATTGCAGCCACGGGTATCGAAGCTATCGCATCAAAGTTTTAATAGGAGATAACTAATGCCAAGGTTTTCACAACAAGTAATAAATGCTTTAGCTAATCCTAGTTACGGTATGCTCACTGGACAAGCTCTCGCCAACACGGGGGAGCGTATGTCTCAGATTCCCGGAAACATTAGAGCAGAAGAGGAACGTAAGAGGCTTCTACAAGAGCAAGCGTTGCTACGCAAAGCAGGGCAGGAAGGTGTAGCAGCCTTTGGGTCAGGGGACGTTGCGGGTATGAACACCGCTGGCGCAACAATGGCATCTTTAGGGGACGCTACAGGAGGTTTAGCTCTTGCTCAAGCTGCTAATGATGAAAGAGAAAGACTAAAAGTGGAAGCAGCCTTTAAAGCAAGGAAGGATGCAATGGTTACTAGGGCGACGACTCTGGGTCTTTCTACTGAGGTTGTCAACTCTATTAGAGCAGCAACGACTGACACAACCTTAGATGCGTTGGCGGGAGACCTAAGAAAACAAGAGCTAGATTCTCTTCCTCAATTAAGCGATTCTGCCAGAAAGAGTGTGCTGAAAGGCGCAGGATACACTGAGACGCAAGCAACAGAAATCGTAAATAAAAAACCTTCTAAACAGGAGTTTGAGGCTTACAGGGACCTTCAGAAAGGTGAAGTTGAGATGTACCTAGATTCATCAGGTAAGCCTGTAACCTATAGGACTACCGAATATGGTATGGTGGTGAAAGATAATCAGATGGTAGACCCAAGTACTCTAGGGTTGACAGAGGCTCCTAATCAACAGGTCATTAAAAACGTGACCGCAACAATGGGATCAGAGCTTGCTAAACGCGGTGCTGAAGCGTTTGAGGAACTTTACGTACAAGCAGGCAAGTCTCGTGAAGGGATCATAAGTATTGATAACGTGATGGGCGATATTGATACAATGTTTACAGGAACCACAGCTAACGTAGAGTTAGGGGTAAAGAAGTTCCTAAACGATATAGGTATTTCTGTAGATCCTAAAGGTGTTATGGCAACAGAAGTCTTCATGGCTGAGTCTGCTAAACGTATTGCTGAGTATATAACTAACTTAGGTGCTGGTACGGGACTCTCGGACAAAGACTTAGAGTTCACAAGAAAGGTTGTAGCAGGCGATGTCACTTTATCCGCTGATACTATTAAGAGAGTATTAGAAGAATACAAGGCAGCGGCTATTCGGAAGATAGAAGGTTACAACTCAATTAGGAGCACAGTACAAGGTAGGCTAGGTGAAGAAAACGAAGGAGCTTTAGATTTCTATTCAGTTATTACAGTTCCTACCGCAGGCCTTAGTGCGGAAGCTCGACAGTACTTTTGATAACGGAGTAGAATAATGCCTACAAGAGAAGAGCACATCGCAGCAGGTAAGAAGGCAGTAGCCGCTAAGGATTATAAAGCAGCTAATGAAATAGCAGCAGCTATAGCTAAAATGGATGCAGCTAATGCTCCTCCAGATGCTCCTGTCGTTACTCAAGAAGAACCACAGACCTACATAGAATCTGTGGGTCGTAAGTACGCAGCTACAGACTTCCAAGGAACGTTAGATTCCTATGTGCCTGAGGTGGCCCAGAGACTACAGAGGCGTGTAGAGGGCGGTGGAGAGCCTACGCTTACTCAAACGGCTGCTACAGGCTTATCACAGGCTGCTAGGACAGGCGGTGAGCTAACTGTGCAAGCCTTTGCTCCTCTGGTTCCTGAGGGTCTTAAGGAGGCCTTAGGCACCGCTTGGGACACCTTATCTCAATCTGGTTATGCTCAGGCAGCTATCTTGGCAGCTTCCTCGGGATTTGAGCAGTACCAGAACTGGGCAAAGACTAATCCCAAAGAGGCAGAGGAGTTTGAGACTACTGTAGACATAGCAACACTGTTCTCCCCTAGGCCTGACTTGATAAACCTAGATAAGAAGGTTAGGGCAGCTAGGGCCGCAGGGAATAGACAAAAGATTAACAAGGAGAAGGAAGCGCTCACTGGACTCCTCACGCCTGAGAACTTAGATGGTCAAGGTAAGACCGCAAGTACAGGATGGATAAACACAGAGAAATGGGTTCCTGACGAGTTTGACGAGTCCGTAATTGACGTTGTTCAGACCATACCCGGAATAAAACCGTTTGGTACTGTACATAGTAACTTTAGGATTATTCAGAACCATGTTGAGAACTCAGCAAAGACCCTTACTAACTACATAAAGAGTCAGAACAAGAAGATAGATACTAAAGAGCTTAGTGATGAGTTTGATTTTGCTCTTGATGATTTCCAAGGGAGTGATGTGTACAAATTAGCATCTGATGCTGCTCAAAAGCAGTTTGAGAAGTTTGCAAACCTAGCTAGAGATTTGATTATAGAGGAAGGTACAGACCTTCAAGGGGTTCTAAGGGCGCGTAGAAGATTTGATAAAGCTATGTCGGCGGCTGGTAATACTCTAGATGCTGATGTTGCTACTTATCAAGCACAAGCAGGTAAGCTAGTTAGGGGAGTAATGAACGATTATCTAAAGAGGAACACGGACGGTGTAGAGGTGCATAACTTATTAGACACGCAGTTTAGATCCTTAACGGCTTTGGATCGTCTGGTTAACAAACGTAACGCAGAAGGTAAGAATGCTATTTCTAGGCTCATACAGACCGTTACAGATAAGACAGGCGTGAATATACCAACATCTGCTCTATCAGTACTTGCCATAGGAACCACAGCCTTTAGTCCCACAGCAGGAGCAGCTATAGGAGGCCTTGCTGCTGCCGGTTACTTAGGTCAGCAGATAGCTAGACACGGTAAGACTGCAACTCTTAAGGCCTACGCGGGTTTACTCTCAGCTACCGATAAGGCAATAAAAGTCGCTAAGAAGGCTAATGATCCTGCGGGTGTTAGTGTTCTAGAGATGGATAGAATGGTAATAGTTGACATGGTTAACGACATTCGTAACTACGAGGATACTAAAGAGAATGAGTGACCTCTATCAGAAACGTAAAGAATACCAAGCTGCGGTTAAACGTAAAGAAAGAGAGTACAGTGAAGCTGCTGTAGAAAACATTAAGAGTGCCGCAGGAGCCGTAATACACGATGACGTTAAAGAGGCCGTAAACAACATAGGGGAGCAATGGGACACAGGGACTAATAAGGTTGCCCGAGGAGCCAGAGAGGTCTACCAAGGGGCCGTAGAGGGCTATAGGGGCAATGTTCCCGGAGCATTCAAGGAAGCAACCCTAGGGGCTTCTAACGTAGTCACAGGGGGCTTACAGGCCCTTATGTCGCCTGTCTCAGGACCTGTAGAAGCTGCCTTGCCTAACTTAGGTGTAACTGAAGCTGCTATGAAGTACGTGGATGGTACTAAAGCAGGTCAGTTGATGCGTGAGAACCCTAGGGGAACTGAAGGTCTCTTTAATTTAGCAGAGATTGCTTCCTTAGGTAGGTTAACACCTAGGGTTTTGAACTCTCTGGCAGACAATGCCCCAACTAAGATGGAGGGTTTCTACTCTTCACCTAACCCACTAAATAAGGTTACATCGGCAGCTAAAGCTGTGGCACCTAACACAGGTAATATTATAGATCAGCTAGTCAACCCGTACTCCATGGCTACTCGGGATGTTATAGGTACTGGTCAAGGTAGAAGGAACGAGTACGTTAGTAGGCCTAACCAGAGTGAAACCGCAGCTAACATGCTTGCTACAGGTCACATGGATACTCAGATGAAGGGAGGGATACAGAGAGATAAAGAAACTGTAGCTGGGAGTAGCGCAGAGGCCCAGAGATACATAGCAGATGAGGTTGACATATCTGACACCGACGGTCTAAAGCGTGGGTTACAACTTGTTGAGGATGCCCCTGATAACGTCTTAGAAGGAGCAGTAGCACACGTTAGGGCAATACACGGTACAGACAACAGTCCCGGAAATACCTCAGTTGTCATAAGGAAGCCTAACTCAGGTGAGGGCCTAGACGGGGAGGCGTTGGGTACAGCGACTACTTCAGCCCCTACGTTTGCTGCACTGGCTAATGAAGCACTCATAGCTAGAGCCAAAGTAGCTCTGGGTGACGTAGATCCCCCTACGTTCTACAAGCGGTACCTGACTGCTGCTAAACATGCTAGTCCAGATAACCTGAGGATCGCAGTAGCCAAGGGTAAACTGCCTAAAAGTGTCATAAGCTCCAAGGGTACTGTAGAGAAAGCAGGGTTGCTTAAGAACTACTGGGGAATAGTAGACAAGAAGAATAAGGGTAAGCCTCTAACAGAGAATCAACAACAGATTTATGATTTCTTTGAGGGAGCACCCGAGGTTAAACTTACGGATAGAGGGAACGGCATTTACTCTTTCCAAGACACTCTAAAGTCTTCAGCGAAGGACCTAGGGGGTATGAACGCATGGGGAGCCATAGACGTATACATTGATAAAGTCTACCCAATGTTGTCAGACGGTCACGACATGATGGGTATGAATCCGCCGGGAGGCAATAGTCTAATCAATATCGTACCTATACGCCCCTTTGACGTAGGAACAAAGACTAAGATACCTAAGGGTGAGAAGACGTTTAAACCTGACATGAGTAAGATTGAAGAACTCACGGGGATTAAACAGAACAAAGGTGAGAGTCCTACGGCATACCAAGCTAGGGTCCTTAAGGACTACAGAGGCGACCCAACTCTACTTAACTTCTTAAGGGCTGGGGAAAACATAGGGTACGCAGGGATGCTCACAGGACTAACAGGAGAAGAAAGGGAGCCATAAGGCCCCCTTGGTTTACTCTAGATTTCGCAGTTGTTCCCAACGCAGGCTAATGTTTGACTACCTTCAGTCATATCACTAGCCTCCTCTATGTCCCAACTGAAGTCCTTAGGGAAACCTTTGGACAACCTTTGGTACTCCTTGGAATCAATGGCCTCGTAAGGCGCCTGTTGGTAGTTATGGTCTGAGTAAGGTAAGAAGCTAATGCCACTGATCTTATCAAACTTATTGTACAACCATTGTCCTACCTCAAGGAACTCAGAGTCACGGTAGTAGCAAGTCATCGAAGGCTTATGCTCACACCAGTAGTCCTGATATATCTCCCACAAATCTAGCTGCTCCATGGCACCCATCTCTGAGGCCAACACAGCGCACTCAGGAGCCTCCATAGGGAAACTAAATACCTTCGTATTGGGTGACATCACATCGTCCTCCACAGGGACTCCTGCGGCCTCTAGGATAGCACACAGGGGGTCATCTGAGGATCCTCGGACACGCCTTATGTAGTGTCGTGAGAATCTCGGGTGAATACCTGAAGCAGAGTCCACAAGCTGACTAACAGTACCAGAGGGCTTAACAGCAGTAATAGCAGTAGAAGCATTAATGCCAAGTCTGTCAGCATGAGCTTTGTTCGTAGCCACAGCTTCCTCGCGTAGTGCCTTAAGCCACTTCTTAAGTTTGTCACTGTCTTCCCTCCCTGACAACACTGGATGATCCATGATGCCTGTTAAAGATACACCTAAGAGGGCCTCCTCTTTTGTGTTAGTCTCCCATATCTTACGTAGGTACCTAAAGTTAGTTAGGGTAGCCTGAAGAGTCCCAAGGATAGTTGCAACACGTACCTTTCGTTTGAGGTCTGATAGTGTATCGGCTGGCCTGACAACAACTTCTGATAAATTACAGAACTGGTAAGGTCTGAGGATGATTTCTGAACACGGATTAGTTCCAAAATCATAGGTAGCATCTCGTCGCTCGTTCTTTGCAGCTTGCTTTTGACTTGCGACTCTAGAGAACATACCTCGTTCACCTGACCTTGACTCATATAGACTTGTCCACTCGTTTAGGAACGCCTCAAAGTCAGGCTTCTCTGTATAACACGCTGAGTTGTTAGCTAGGCCACGCTGGGGATTATCTATCCACCACTGTCCTGACTTGGCTCGTCGGATTCTGTCGTCTGTAAGGTTACTGAGACCGATAAGGGCACTTCTTCGTACCCCTCCCACGACGACGATCTGTGCAATCTTACAGCATAAATCGTGGCATTCGACAGAACTGAGCCTACGTCCAGCAGAGGCGCGAAAGACCTCAACGGTGAACCTGAACAAATCCTCAAGAGGCTCTGGCCCAGAAGCTCTACCTCCGAATGTTTTGAGGGGTGCACCCGAAGGTCGTACTCCAGATACGTCCCACTTTGGAACTTGACCACTATAGAGCATAGCGATGAGTTCCCTGTACGCCTTGGCCCAGCCAATTTTTGAATCTGATACGTGTATGATACTGTCGGTTCCATGGAAGTCCTCTGCCACCTCTGGTAACTTGTGAATATACTGGCGTTCAACACTGAATCCTGCTCCTGTGCCACACATTAGAACATACATGAGTTCATCAAAGGCCTTAGGGTGATCTATAGGCATGTAACTACAGTTGAACCCTGCAACATTGTCACGATCTAAAGCCTCCCCAGCGGTCATCAGTGCTCGCATGGAGGGCATTACCTCTAGGTTCTCAATGGCCTTCCGAGCTTCCTTAGCGTCCTTCTCGGGTAGCTTATCGCCCCAGTAGTCTACGTAGCGACCCACTGTTTCTTCCCAAGTCTCCCTACGCTTAAGCTCTGGTATGTAACGTGCGTACCGTGACTTGTGTATGTACTGTTGATATGCGTCCATCTATTCTTCTCCTCCGTACCCTAAGGTTTCTAACATGATTGACTGTGCACCCATCTGTAGTAGCATGTGTGTTGAATCTGGGTAACCATCGTTGCTCACAACTTGCATTACCTTGTCATCACTGAAGATAACAATGGCTGTCTTAACATCTACACCTTCTTCTTCCATCTCGTCTACTGCGTCAGCT